GGTGGGTGGAGAGCCAATGTTGCGGGGTATCGCTATGTTCGGGCGAGAGTGAGCGCCTTTACGTCAGGGAGTGCGAACGCGACATTTCTCGCGGCGAGTACCGGAGGCGCACACTAATGCAAGAGACGATACTGACTCCATCCGTGGAGAAGGATTTTAAGAAATGGTTCAAAAAGATAGCGAATGAGACTGGCATTAACGATAATCCAGACGATCCGCTTCACCACTATGATTATCGGGCTGCATTTTTGGCAGGAGTAAAACCAGACCCCGAACAGGGACACCATTGGCCGTCAGAGTACAAGCGCTATACACACCCGACGCTGATTCCTGATGTAACCTTACCAAGTGGTAAGCGCGGTCTGCCATTTTACTCGCCCACTGGCCAGTCACTCGCTGAACTGATGGATATACGTGGAAATATAGGGTCGCAGGCGGATTTGGAAGGCGCAAATCCTAATTTACCTTATAGGAAGAGACGCTAATGCCCAGTGCGAACGACTTCGCCACTCGCGCACTCCAGTCTATCGGGGTTGCGGATGCGATTGATACCATCTCCAGTGAGGACGCCGCACTTGCCCTCAACGTCCTCAACGAGTGGATCGACCAGCTAGGAATTCAGCGTAACACCATTTATACGGTAAAGCGCCAGACCCATACGTTAGCGAGTGGGACGTCGAGTTATACGATTGGCAGCGGGGGGACCATTAACGTGGCTCGTCCGATCTGGATCGAGAATGTCGGGTTGATTCTCGATACGGGTGCGAGTACGCCGGTTGAAGTGGAACGCGCACTTTTTACCGATGATGAATATGCACAAATTTCTCAAAAGACCTTGCAGTCGAGCTTAATACAGGGTGTTTGGTATGATTATGATTGGGCAGCAGGACTTGGCAACTTGCATGTTTGGCCGGTACCAAATGTTGCGACGACCCAGCTTGTCCTGTATCTTCCAACACCGCTTACGGAGTTTGCTGATCTCTCAACGGCCTATACGTTTCCGCCGGGATACGAACGGGCCATTCGGAGCAATCTGGCCGTCGAATTGGCTCCCTTTTATGGGATACCTGTCTCGCCGGATCTCCGCCAGCAAGCATTGAGCGCGATGCTACGCGTGAAGCGTGCGAATGTGCGGATGCGCGAGGTGCCGATTGATCCGTCACTGACGCAACGTAGCCGGACGATGACGAATAGCCAGTTTCGAGGAGGGTTGTTCTAATGCCGTCGTATCCCGGCTTCTGTGGTCCATCGTATGAGTCCCAAAGCCCCTTAGCCAGTTCTGAACGATGTATGAATTTGTACCCAGAACGGTTAGAGATGGGTAATCAGCAGCAGGTGGTTCTTTATTCCACACCAGGCCTGAAGGCGTTTTCGGAATCAACATCTGGTCCGTGTCGTGGACTGTTTGCTCAAAACGGACGTTGTTTTGTGGTTATGGCTAATACGTTGTATGAACTCAATTCAGCGGGTACTTTTACGAGTTTGGGCACGGTAGCAGGAGACAGTAATCCAGCGACCTTTGCCACGAATGGTGACGGAGGCGATGAACTTTTTGTTACGTCTGGGGATCAAGGGTATCTCTATAATCTGAGCACGGGGGCCTTTTCGAATCCTGTGAGTGATGTCACGATGGGGGGTATGCTGGATGGCTATTTTGTGGCCCTCGATCAGTCCACTTCGACCTTTAAGATGTCGGATCTCTTGGATGGGACTACCTGGGATAGTACTCAGATTTTGCAACGGAATGCCGCACCAGATACGTGGCAGGCCATGCTTGTCAAGAATCCGATTATTTTGTTGTTTGGCAGCGAAACGACTGAACCTATTTATAATGCGGGAGCTGCGCCATTTCCGTTTGCGCCGGTTCCCAATATGATTATCCCGCATGGGATTGCTGCGCCGTTTTCTGCAAAGGCTATTGGTAATACTGTGCTATGGTTAACTGAAACAAAAGATGGCAATCGACAGGTTGTAGCGATGATGGGGTATAACGCGCAACGTGTCAGCACGTATGCGGTAGAATTTGCTCTTTCACAGTACGATAATGTCGATGATGCGGTCGCGTATACCTATCAGGACCAGGGACATCAGTTTTATACGTTGAATTTTCCGTCGGCCAATGCGACCTGGGTTTTTGACCTGAGCATGGGGATGTGGCATGAACGTGGTAAGTGGAACGCTGATGCAATGGAATATGAAGTCTGGGGACCGGAATATCATGCGTTTGCGTTTGACAAGCATCTGGTGGGTGATCCCTGTAATGGGGTGATTTATCATATGAGTACGGACCTCTTTACTGATGTCGATGGGAAGGGGTTGCGACGACAGCGGATTCCTCCAATTTTACAGAGTGAGCAGCGTCGAGTTTTTCTGGACCGGTTTCAATTGCATTGTGATGTTGGCGTGGGTTTATTAAGTGGACAGGGTGATGATCCGCAGGTGATGCTGCAACTGAGTCGGGATGGGGGCATTACATGGGGGTCAGAACGCTGGCGGAGTGCAGGAAAAATGGGCGAGTATTTACACCGGGCGCAATGGTGGCGTTTGGGCAGTGGTCGGAATTTGTTGCCGTCTGTTACGATGACCGACCCAGTACCCTGGAGAATTCTAGATGCGTATATTAACGTCAAGGGCGGCGCACATTAGTGGCGAAAACCGCACCGATTCCGTCCGATTCTGTGTTGGTCGAAACGCAACTCGATCCACAGTCAGGCCGAGAAGTGCCCACGGGTATCATTTCCACCGCCTGGTACGAGTACTTTCTTCAGGCGCAGGATCGATTGAATGCCGGGGCCGATACGTTGACGACCGTGTTCGATTCGGTCATCAATCAGTCAGCAGCGATTCCGACGACTTCGATTCCACTGACAACGCTTTCGGTGGGACTCTATCGCGTTTCGACATATGCACGGATTACGCAAGCGGCCTCTACATCGAGTTCCCTGACCGTCACCCTGGGGTGGACGGATGGGACGGTGGCCTGCACATCGTCAGGAAGCGCGATGACCGGGAATACGACTTCGACAACACAGAGTCTGAGTGCGATGATACGGAGTGATAGCTCGACACCGTTAACGTATAGTGCGGCGTATGCCAGTTCAGGGGGTACTGCTATGACCTTTCGACTGGATTTAGCCGTGGAACAGATTCCTACATAATAAGGATATTCTTATGGGTAATGGATATACAGGACAGACCTGGTTAGGTGGTGGTGTTAGAAATCCGAATTTTCTATCGACGTCTCCTATCAATAGGGCGGTTCGTGATTTTTCACAGGCTGTTAAGTCTTCACAAGAGGCTGGTAAGCAGAGTCAGCAGACAATTGGAGGAAAAACTACTGAAGAATTGACAGGTGAGTTGTCAACTATTCAGCAGATTATGGCGGAACTTGGGATACCGAAGGGATACTTCGGTACTGATGATTCTGATAAATCTGGTGATGCCACTTCTGATAGATCAGGTAGAGGTGTCTATGAAGCGCAACCTTGGTGGAACACTGCCATTCCCAGTGCCATTTCAGGATTAACAACTTTGAAGGGCGCACAAATGTCATCTGATGCGGCAAACCGTGCGACGGAAGCGCAGGAACGGATGGCAATGCGTGGATTGGCAGCGGAAACGGCCTTAATGGGGCGATATGGGCTACCGTTACAGGGATATCAGGTGGGGGAAGCTCGAAAGGATGACGTTGCCTATAAAGAAGCGCCGCGATGGTTAGCGCAAGGTGCGGGAAAAATTGCTCAGGAGCACTTTTTAGGAAATAAACAGCTTTCCGAGGAAGAGATGGAGGCTTTACGGGTTGCGGAATTACCGGAGCATCTGACCAGTACAGAGCCGGTGGATGTCGGACAAATGATTATGGACGAAGTGAACAAGCTACGGGCCGCAGAACAGGGATCTGGTGGAGGGAGTCCTCAGTGGGGCAAGGGAGATGATCCGTATGGTGAGGCGATGGCCCAGCAGGCGGCTCATTATGAAGATCCGCGTTTTCAAGTCGGAAAAAGTCGATCACCTTTTGAGTGGGGTCGTATTTTGAATACCGCGAAGGATGTAGCAAGTATATATGGTTTGTTCAGCGGGATGGGTCTTGGAGGCGGCGGTGCAACAGCCGCAACATAGCCGGAGGATAGCATGGCCTTAGAAGATATTATTCGACGAACACGTCATCCAGTTACTGCGTTTGCTAATGATCCGATTTCAACGGAAATGGGTGATCATTGGGCTGAAACCGACCTGGAAGACTACTTTGGACAGAAGGGTTTTGGCGGGGACAGTGTATTAGGCGTTTCGGAACGATCTAATCTGGATTATACACCTCAGTGGACCTCTTCGTCTCGTAATTTTGCCGAACCGCTTGATATTGACACGGGATATGATCGAATTGAGCCAAAGTATAGCTCAAAGACGCCAATCAACACCAACACCAACACCAACACCAACACCAACACTAACACCAACACCACCAACACCAACAATAATGGTACTGATCCTGAGTGGTTGTCAGATGCCATTAGTCAGTATCCAGGAAGGTGGAAGCGGCCAGCCGGTGCTGATACTCCGTATCCTGCTGTGCCACGTTATACGGCTCCTGATCGTCCTGATTTACCGGACTTTTCTTACGAAAAATATGAGGGTATTGATCCCTTTCAGGCTCCTAGCCTAGAGGATGCACGCCGTGATCCGGGATTTGAATTTCGGATGCAGGAAGGTCAGCGAGCTTTGGAGTCAAGTGCTGCGGCGAAAGGGATGCTTCGTTCCGGGCAAACCTGGAAAGATTTGCAAAAGTATGGTCAGCAGATGGGCGAGTTAGGCTATCAGAATGTCTATAATCGCCAGCTTGGCGAATGGGATCGGGCAGCGCGTCAGAATTTACTGGATTATCAGCAGGGTTATGGGGTAGCACGCGATATTTCTGATCGAGCACGCCAGAATGTCTTTGATGAATATCGGTTTGAACGGGAAGCGGCGATGGATGAATTTGCTCCGCTAATGACAGCATGGCCCTATCAGTATCAGATGGCAGGACTGGATCGGGATCAGGAATATGATCGATCCTGGGAGGAATATTTACATGAAAAGCAGCGTTTCGAAGAAGCGCGTGATTTGAAAAGCAGTACGTTGGCCGGGTTAATGGGCATGGGGGCAGCATAACCAATGGCTCCTCCACGCTTTTCCAATCGTCCACGCGGGACTGGAATGCCGAGTCCACTTTCCGGTGAAAGTCTGTCTGATGCGTATATGCGTCGGGGGCAAATACAGGCGGCTGGCATTCAGGCGCAACAGCGTCCCTGGGCACAGGCTGTTCAGTCGATTGGTCAGCAGACCGCTGGAACATTAGCGTCAGCCATGAAAGAACGGCATGAACTCCCGGCACGTAATCTGGAGATGATGTCGAATCTAGCCGATTTGGAGTATCGACGGCAACAGACGGCTCAGTTAAACGCTAATAGCAGGATGAAAGGTCTGACCGATACGATAAATATCTTATCAACGATTCAGGGAATGAATGAAACGACGAGAAGGGCAAAACGGGAAGCAAAGCACGATGATATTGACATGATGAACAAACGCACCACATTTTGGGAAAAATTTGGTGCTACGATGCACAACACTCCAGATGTATCAAAAGAAACAATGCATAATGCGCTGCGCCGAGAAGGTATTGATGTAGGCGTGATTAGCGAGGACATGATCGGTGAATATGGTCCAATGCATGATGATAATTTTTATGCGAATCTGAACAATATAGGACAGCCGGTAAAAGAAGCGTTTACCTATGAATTCACGAAAGATGATACAGGAAGGTTGAAGGTAACAAGAGTAGCCAAGCCATTTAAGTTCGGTGACGAGGTTGAGATGGACCAGGAGCCGACGTTATATAGATTGGAATTAAAAGGAGAGTTTGGTGAGCCGGTGCCAGGAACGCAAATTGTGTATCCGAATGGCGAGACAGCTATTATGGATGCAGAGGGATATCAGGTTGAAAATCCTGAACTTTGGAAAGCACGTACAGCGGCAGGCGCGGGAATGCCGGGTGGGCCTCCGGTTCGAATGATGCTCCAGGAATATTATGATACGAGAACTGGACGGAATAAAATGGCTTGGGCGAATCCGTATACGATGGAGCTGTTTGAGTTGAATAGTCCAAATCGACGAATAACGGATGCCGATATTGCGTTAACTACCCAGCAGCAGGAACGCCAAGACCAAATGGAGACCGCTACTTTTGCATTAGCGAATCTGTTTAACGTGGCGATGACCAAGGAACACGCTGAGAGAATGCCGACCCTGACAGATAGCGCAGGTAATCCTATCCTATTTGGTAGTGATGATGCGATATTTACTAGTCCGAAGGCATTCCAGCTTGTCCAAAATCTGTTTGGTTATTTAGGAACTTGGATAGGCACGGCCCCGGTTTATAAGCAGTTTTTTGATTTTCGATTAGGGTTGGGCGGTGAGTTGGCGGTGGCATCGCAGGGATCACGACCGAGTGATGCGGATATTCTAAGAATATGGGGACCGATTATTCCTGATGGATGGGATACCGGGGAGTCAGCATTTCCCAAGATGGTGTTTATGGCTGGCTGGTTGCAATCCCGTGATATTAGACATAAACGGGCGAACGAGGAGGGAAGGGACCCCAATGCATTTGGTGTGGTCCAGTATAGTCAAGAGATGGTGGAGGCCAATAACGGTAAGGGTCGGTTTTTTGGCGATATTAGCGTTCCGAGTATGGAAGATACAGGAGGAAAAAATCCTGACGGATCTCCACTGATGGCCCCTGTCGTTCGGCGTTGGGTGCCTACACAGAAGGATTGTTATGATCCAGCATCTTGTCCAGGTGGGTGGACGTCGCAGGAAAAATGGGATGCAAATGGGTTTGATGATGAAGAGTGGCTTGGGAGTGAAGCCAATAAGTATCAGGCCCCAGAGTTTCCAGTTAATGAAAAAAATCAACGCGTAATAAGTGGGATCGAGGAGATCATGGAACCATTGGAGAATCTTAATTTATCAGGAGGAGTTCTTGGTGGCCCCCCGCAATAGTTTAGCAAATGCCTTTTTAGGGATAC